TCGTCGAGGAACACCACGTCGCCAACGGTAGGCTGCGTGGTAACGACATTCACACCGTCCACAATGATTTCGCGGGTTGTCTCAATCATGCTCACCTGACTCTCGGTGGTGGGCTTCACGGCTGCCTGGTAGTCAGCCTTGCTGTTGTATGATTTGATAGCCATAACTTTATTCTTTCTTTATTTTTAGTTCAACAATACCCAGTCGCTGATGGCACCTGTCACGCTGAATGCCTTGTAACACTTCTTGTTGGTCACATCCAGATACTCCTGTCCTACCATCGTGGGGACGTTCGGGGCAGCTGGCGCACCATCGCCCGTGAGGAACATATCCTGTCCGCACAACTTCGGGGAGTTCTCGAAGTCGATACTTACCGCCTTAGTCTCGCCCAGGTTCTCCATCTGCGCCATCAGTCCATCGATAGCGGCGAAGAGTACGGCGAAAGCCTGCGCCAGCACCGACTGACCTGGAGCACCTACGAAGTTGGTGGTAATGTTCTTGAAAATACCCCAGCCAACGACCAGCGCTTCGCCTCCGCTGACGGTTGCCGTGTAACCGCTTACCACAATCGTCATAGCCGTCGGACAGAGGTAGATATAGTAACCTGTTGAAGGCATGGCTGCGACAGCCTGCTTCATCAGTGGCTCGTAGAACTGCTCCGATACCTCATGCGTTGTGGGCAACGTCTGATATATCGTACCACCGAGAGCCCAACCAGTCAACACAGGTGTTTCGCCTGAGGTGTCATAAATGGCGGTATATACCAGCGTCGGGTCGTAGTCCGCTGTTGCCGATGCGTACAGCTCGGGATTATCCTGCTGGTAGGTGTAGGTATAAATAATGACCTTCTGGTAGGTACGGTCAACCTTTCGGGCGATCACGCTAACAGATGCCGGAACAGCTTGTGCTGACGGAACCAGCAGGATGTCGCCAGCATTCAGCGAGACGGGAGCACTGATACCATAACCACTGGCGGTAGTCTCACCTCCATTGGTGTTCACGTACTTGTCAGCTTTTGCCTGTTGGAGTGTAATTTTGCGCTCGCCGTCATACTTACCAAACGACTTCTCGATAAAGAATACGCGGTCAACAGCTGATGCGATGTCTGTAGCATTAGCCTGTTCAGCACCCTTGGCGCGGTCGCTCTCGGTCTTGATGGCAGCGTCTGTCTGCGTCTTGGTGTAGTAGCTGGTGAGAGCGGAGGTAATGGCAGCAGATACCTGTGCGGCGGTCTGCTTCGGTGTCAGCAGGTTGTCCACTTGTGTCTTGTTATAGTATGGCTCCAAAGCCGCGCTGATGGCGGTCGAAATCTGTGTGGCGAGGTCTGCGCTCGTCGGCAAGTCGTTCAGCTTGTTCTTCAGCGCAGATGTGAAGTCTTCCGTCGAGAGCTGTTTGCCACTCACCTTGTCCACCTTGTTCGCCAGCAGATTGTCCGTGGTGGTCTTGGTGTAGTAGGCTGTCAGCGCACTGGTGATGGCCGCATTGATAGCGGTGTTCATTTCTGCGGTAGTAGAATAGGGTTCAAGAGCGGTGTTGATGAGGATCTGCACCTGCTCGGAGTTCACGAATGCCCTGATAGCCTCTTCGAGAGCGGCTATCTTCTCATTCTGCGTCGGCTCATTGTTCAGTCTGTTCTGAACTTCCTGGCCGGTCAATGGGAGGTCGAAATAATTGTCTGCCATGATGGTATGAATTTTTGATTAATTATTCTTTAGGACTCTAAACACAAGCCCGTTGACATCGCGGATAACATTACCCGCCACGTCGCGCAGGATGTGATAGATACTCTTGCGGTCGGAGCGCAGGCTACGCTGATAGCTGACATAGCGACCGTCATATATTCCACCTTCATCGCGCATCATCTGTGGAAGGCGCGAACTGGTGTTGACGAAGCATAGCGGTTGCCGTTCTTTCTCCGTGCGGAACTGGTCGGGATAGTCACCGTCGGGAACGTTATAGACACATTCCACAGTCACCACGCCCACCATCTCGTCGGTAGAAAAGACAAAAATCCATTGTCCGTTCTCGTCCTTCATCATCTGCGACTTCGGGATGGTGAGGTGTCTGCCTTGCATTCCCCAGCTCAGAGTGACGGAGAAATCGTTGTCGGCCATAGAAAAGCCCTCACGCTCAATAGCGATGAGATACTTGGCTTCCTCGCCTTGCTGGATGATATTCTTACTGTTGATCATATCTTATCTCTTTTATTTTTCGGTGATTTTGCCGTCGTGGGTTTACTGAGGCGGTATGCGGTCGGCCGACGGATAGACACGGAGCACCTTATCATTGCTGTCGCGCAGTGCCTTGCCGTCGGCATCAAGTAATATCTGCATGCCTGTTGGCTGGATGACCGTCACCTGTGCCTGTGCGCCACCATCAACGGTGCGCAGGGTGATGACTTGTCTGCGCTCGGCACCCAGATTGTCGGTGGTAGAACGAACGGTAACGACTCCATCGCCCTGTCCATCGTAGGTCAGGATGATGTCGCCGTTGCCGTCGGCCCAGGGGATGGTGAGTGTCTTTGCCATTACTCTACTGTCCAGTTGGTGTTACTTGTCACGTTGAACGATGCCGTCTTGCCTTGTGTAGCTGCATCCCAGTCGAGGTTGACGGTCTGCGGACTAACCTCCAGTGTCGCGTCGCCTGCTGCCTGCGTGATAGTACATGTGGCGGAGTGTCCTGCCGCATCGGTCACGATGAGCTGCGCCGTGCGCTCAGTCACCACGGGGTTCTTCGGGATAGTTGCGAACTGAATGCTGAACGGGAACTCCTGCCCTGCTCCTGGGTCGCCTGCAATGGCTGCACCATTGTTTGTCTGTAAGGAGTTGGCCAGATAGGTGGCGGGAATTGTCAGCGGTAACGAACCGCCGGAAGCGAGGGCAAAGGTCAGTTTCGACGAGTTGCTGACGCCTTCGATGGTAAGTACCGTCACACCATCCTTCGAGACGGCTGCTGCCGACTGGATGGTGACAAACTCAGGCTTGCCTGCCTGAATAACCGTGCGCACCACGTCGGCCACGTTAGCTGCCTTGAAGGCAATCTGCGTCTGTCGCGAGTTTCTTCCTGTGTTATTGCTCACGGCTGTCACATCTACGGTGTCATTGCCTGAGCCTTGGGTCTTGCTTGGTAAAAGCCAATTTGCGTATGCCATATCTTTGGGGTTTTAATGTTTATTCGATTCGCCAGTCAAGCGTTGTAACTATCTCGTACCGCACCACATTGCTGGGCGTGAGCCACTGAAGCGTCTGCGCCTGCTCTGGTGTGACCCTGATGGGCTTGTAGAGGTTGCGCCGGGTATCGGTCTGAATGCGCACCGATATACCCGAGGGCTGTGCTCCAGCAAATACCCTCGGTTGTCTGGTGGCGAGCCACCCTCTGCCTGTTATATGTCTGTTGTGCGGTATCATCCTCTGATTGATATATGTGGGTTAATGTTTACGACGGTCTTGCGGTAGCCTCCGGGGAAGTCTTGGTCGGGAATCTGGAATGTCACCTTGCACATAAGAGTACCCACTCCGAAGTCTGACGTGTCAATAAGCACCACGTAGTCGCCATCGTCGGTCAATATGCACTCCGTCTTCTCGTACTTCTTACTGACGCTCTTCTCTTCGGCAACAAACACCTCGACACTGAAATCCACATCCTGCATTGTCAGGTCGTCGGGCAGCTCTGAAGATATAAGTATCTTCTCATAACTGCCAAGCGTGACGAACTGCTGAGGGATGCACGCTCCTGACGTAAGCCGCATATAAGGCTTCAAGAGCAGATCGATGGAATATGGCACGACGCTCATGTTCTGTGCCGACGACGGCTCGCGGTGTTGGTAGGACTGTCCCACCAACAGCATCGTGGCTTGTACTATAGGCGCAGGAATCTTGCCGTACACTGACATCACATCGTAGTAGTCGCGGTTGAGGATATTCAGGATTGTATCTTCTGCCGCTTGTCCGTACTCATCGAGTAACGTATCTTCGTCGCTGTAGTCGATGCGCAACTGCTGCTTGATATATTCAAGAGTCAAGTATTTCATAATCTGGTATTTTTTCTACCTATCTCTCTTTTTACGCTTTCGGGGTTACTTAGGCAAAAAAAGGCTCGCCGCTGCGAGCCAACACATTAAACTTATAAAATATGAGAAACTATTATTACACTAAAGCACCCGACCCACGGAAGGAGAATGCTCCTGTGGCGAGGTTGCCGACGGCTCCCGACGCTCGCCACGACTTCACGATAGCCGAACCGGTGAGGGTATCACCTGTCATGTCAGTCTGAATGGACAGTGTTACTTTTGTTCCGACCATTGCGGCCGACGATTTCAGAGGGGTACCACTGGCAGGCAGAAGATGCCCGCATGTCACAGACCAGTCTTTCCGACCTGACAAAAACTCCCTCCACTTGCCTTGTGTGGCACTGGCCACCTCAAAGTCATCACACTGGATATTTATCTCGCAAGACTTGGCGCCTGCAATCGCAGAACCGCCAACCGTTATGATTAATTTCTTTCCGTGAACTACCATATCTCTATACTATTTCCATGTTACTAACTCGCCCTTTCCTTTGCGGCGCAGGGTGCGATTGGCAACCAGCAATATCTGCTCGCCGGACACTTGTGCAGAGAGGTTCATGCCTTGCAATCCCCCGCCTTCGAGAGCGTTGGCGAGGTTGTTCTGCTGGGACTTGTTTAATATCAGCTCACCAGAGTTGACGCCGATAAACCCGCTACCGTCCATCATTGGCAGACGGAGATTGTCACCGCTGTTGCTGTTGCCAGGGATAAGCATACCGGCAGCAGCGCGTCCGATGACTCCTCCGTGGGAGAAGAATGGGAGAGAACCCACCGTCTGCAAGGCCTCAATAATACTCAGTATGGAATTAATACTGGTGAGGATAGTCATCATCCCCTGGATTCCTCCAATAATACCCTGCAACCCCTCGGGGATATCCACGCCCAACTGATTGAGTCCCGTGAGGATGCCTCCAACGTTGCCACTCAAGTCACTTATAACCCGTGACACGCTCTCGGGTTCGTATTTTTCTTTTTTCTTACGGTGATTACCATTACCGTTGTCGTCACTGTCTGAGTCAGAATTTGGATTTGACAACTTGCCCGTCTTAAAGTTTATTTCGATGGGATCAAGCCCCATGTTCTTCAGCTTCTCGTTGATCTGCTCCGCCAAAGACTCCCACGCTTTATCGGGAATGTCTATCCCCTTCGCAATTTTCTCAGACAGCGCAGAGAACTGGATGTCCATCCCGTCGATACCATTCTGCACGGCCACACGGAAGACTTCCTTGAAGATATTCTGGTCTATCTTAAGATTTTCTGCATTTATCTCTTCCTGCACTTTCTTGCGCAACTTGTCAATGATGGACATTGTGTCATTGACAGATGGTGTGGTGGTCGAAATGACACTGCCGAGTCCCTGTGTCTGCTGCGTGCCTCCCAAGAGCCTGCCCTGTGACTGTTCACGCGCAAGAGCCAGCTGGTTCTTCATGTCCTTCAGCTTTCGCTCTGCCTTGACGATTTGCGGGATATATTTGTCGCGAACGTCGGCACCTGCCTCGTTCCACTGCTTTGTCAGGTCTTGCACCAGTTTCGCCTGTGCCGCGATGGAGTCTGCAGCATAGGTCAATTCTTTCTTGGTGCGGGTGGATGTTTTTGTAGATGTGGTAGACTTTGGAGTGTCGGTGGCACTTGGCGCAGGGTTGTCTTCAAGAATCTTCTTGGCTCCCTGCACGTATTCGGAACGCTCTCTTTTGAACACCTCCAGCTGTTCCTTCACGTCAGAATATATACTCAATCCTGTCCGCTTCTGGAACGACTGCATACGGTCATAGGACGCTACAGACTTACCGTCCCTCCATGACTTATAATCTTGAAGGTATTGCTCGTAGTCGCCGATTTTCGTATCATAGTTCCTTACTTGTGAATTATATACAAATTCACGATTACGTTTCAGACCTATGCCCTTCAATCTATCGATTTGGCGCGTGACACGGTTGTTACCTCCCTGGTCTTCGTACTGGGCACGGATACGCCCTGCCTCCGTCAGTGCATCTATAAGTGGTCTGACGGCAGTATTAAGAGCATTGAGCGCACCAACCTTGATAGAGTTCCACAGGCTATCGCTCGCATCTGTCAACGGTTGAAGCGTATCTCCCAAGGCAGTCATGGCGTTAGTCAATTCCACGTTGGCTTTTGTAGCTCTGTCGGCAGCGGTCTCTACGTAGTCGCCAGCCTTGGCCATCTGCTCGCGGATAATGGCACCGACGGCTTTGGTCATGTCGCCCGTCTCAGCCATCTTGTCTTTGATTTCGCTGGCACTGAGTCCGAGGTTGTCGAGGATCATGAGCGACTTGCGTCCGAGACCTGTCACGATGCTGTCTACCATGTAATCAACACTCTGCCCGGTGTCCTTGGCTTTCTGTTGGGCAAAGGCGAGCATCGTGCCGAGTTCGTCGAGTGGCAGCTTGAAGTCGTTGAATTTCACAGCAGCCTTCATCAGTTCGATGTCGGTCACGGTGCCGTGGGTTGCCTGGCGCAGTCCGTCGAGGATGTCACCACGCCCCAGTCGCTCAAAGGCAATACGGATACCCTCACCCTGCTTAGCCAGTTCCACGCCCTGCTTCACCATGTCAGCCATCTCCGATCCGAGGTTAGCTACGGCTCCAGCTGCCTTTGTCAGCATGTTGCCAGCGAACACCTGCAAGGCTCCCGACATCTTATCGCCCATACGTGTGAACAAACCACCGTCACCGGTCCTGTTCATCGCGTCATTCATGCCGTAGAGCTCTTTCTTTGCTTCAGTAATACGTTGCTTCAGTCTCTCCAGACTGTCGGCAAGGGATTTGCCGAAGTCGCCCTGCTGCTGTGCCTCGCTCAGTTTGTCGAACTGTCTCACCGCATCGTTATAAGCTCCCACGAGGTCACGCACCCTGTCACGGGCGTTCGTTGCACCACTGGCCGTAGTGCCGAGGGCACGGGCTGCTTCTATAGCTTCTTTGGAGAAATTATCCAAACCCTTACCACCGTCATTCGTCTCCTTTACGAAATCCTTCAGCCCCTTGGCGATGTCACGGAGCTTAGAGTCATATTGTGCGGTTTCAAGTTTAAACCTGGTGATTACGTCTGCCATGTTATATTTTACTTAAATTCGTCATTGATAATCTTGTCGATGAGTGTCTGCATTTCGCCTGACACGGCCTGCATTTCGTTTAACGACGCACCACGGAACCAGTTTCTCGGAGCGATTGCGCCACGATTACCCGTGTTCGGGTGCTTGTTCCATTTATCGACCTTCCTGTTGTCGTTTTCTGTGAATCTGATGATACGCGGGTTTGTCTTCGTCATGCCCCCATTCAGCCACCTTAACACGAAGCCGCGATCCGCGCCCTCGTATATGTCGAGACTGCGCGAATTACGGACCCGTCGGTTACCGCCACGTTGCCCCGGTGTCAGTGTGCGTGCAGGTCTGTAGCCCGTCTCGTCACCAGCCTTGCGCGAGTTGAGGATGTTCACCTGACCACCAAGGAGCCGCTTATACACAGCATAACGCACCGCCTTGTAAGCATGGCGGGGGTCGCTTTCCATCCTCAGACCGCTGGCTGCATCTTTCCGCAGATTGGCGCGGGCATGCCCCAGCACCTTACGGATGACCGCCCGGAGTCGTTGCTCAAACCCTGGGTTGTCGGTCTTCAGCTTTTGGAGCTTTGCCTCAAACTCGCTGAGTCCCTCAATAATGATTGTACTGCTGTCTGCCATAAAGAAAAACCGCCGATTAGCTGGCTTACTAATCGGTAGTTATCGTGTCGGAGGTTTACTGACACGAAAAAGCCCCTGCTCACGTCATCACGACGCAGACAGGGGCAGAAAACCATAAATAAAACAATCTACTTTTTTATAACAATCGTATGCTTATACAACAGATGCCCGCCGCTGCGGGCAAAAAAACAACTACTAATAAATAACTAATACTTCTAAAACATAAAATGAAAAGAGAGAAGAGCGTCATCGCGACGCAACTATTTCTTTATAAGTCCGTCTATCACCTTGCGGCGGTTCTTACCAAAATCAGGGAAAACGAATGACACATGCACCCAGCAGGAGCCGGTCTTCGGATTCTTCTCCCATATCAGTTGGTCGAACGGCAGATGATCACGGATATACTCAAACCAACGACGGCCCTTCTTTATATCTCCGTCGATACATAGGTCTGCGGCCTGACCCTTCAGATGCTGGGAGTTGTAGACACCACCCACGGCTTTGTTGAGTGCCTGGCAGCGGAAACCCGAACCAATCTTTATCGGTTCGTTCATCGCCACCCGCAGAGGTTCGAGAACGTGCGCGGCGAGATATACGAGGTTTATCATCTGCTGGACAGACGGTTTATTATTGATTCCCTTTGCTTTCGCTGTCTGCGAGGCATAGAGTTCTTCGATGGTGAAATGCATGGTAACTGGTGTATTCATAAGTCTTCATTGATTGGGTCGATATCATTCATGTCTTTCTTCTCGCGTTGCACCTCAATAGAGGTTTCACCCTTCTGGAACTTCACCTTCAGTCCCAGTTCCACAGCTCGGAATCCGTAGAGCAGTGTGGGGAAGAGTATCAGTTCTCCGACGGCTGTCAGTACTGAGCCATCAACCACGCCCATAGGTGGGACAATGAAGCCGCCTACGATCAGTCCCACCGACACAAAAAAGCAAATAACAAAAGTGATACGGCTCAGCAAGTGCTGGCGAATATCCTTGTCTTTTCCTTTAATCTGAATGTTCATAACCTCAATCTTTAAAGTTCCTTTACTTACCGGCTAAAAAGCGGGAGGAGGTTTACTCCCCCTCCTGCCCCGATTCAAGGACTTTTTCTATAGCTGAACAAAACACGGGACTAAACAGAATGCCCGCGTATTTACGCACAATTTTAACCTCTTCATCGCTTAATTCACACGCACCTTCGGTATTGAAGATTCTCAAACCAAGCGGACTTTCCTTCACATCGCCTCTGAGATACATAGTGTTACAGAGGTCGTAATGAAGGTCTGCTTTAAATTCATTACCGGCTACGTCGTGCATGATAATCTCTCTGAAATTTACTTTTGCCATAGTTACTTGAATTTAGAATAAAAAGAAAAACATGATAGCAAGCACCACCGCCGCAATGGCGATGATAATCTTGCGTTCGAAAGAGCGGGTGTCGGCATCAGTTGCCGACTGCCTACTATTACTACTACCGCCATCGTCTTGCGGTATACGGTCCTGAGCCTGTTCGTTGGTCTCTTCGTTCTTTATTTTATCATCCATATCATTAATATTTAAGTTTCAAGAGGTTCGTCAGATTCCTCTACCATCTGGTAGCTATTCTGATATATGGTACTGTCTGTCGGGCGGGCTGTCACCCAATAGAAGAGCGAATCGTTACGTGTCACAGCGATGCTGTCTTCACTATATTCGTAGGTATCGTCAGCTGCCACCGTACAACCAGTGAGTGTCTTTTGCGCCACGAGCGAGCCGGTTGACGGATCGTCAGCTGCCGACGCGGTGGAATAAACATACACCGTTATACCTTCGATGGATTTCTGCGATGAGGTATTGTTGGTAACGCTGAGCGCGAAGTTGATGACGGTATTAGCAGTATTCCACATACCACCAACAAACATCTCGATGTATTGCGATGTCGGGCGCACCTTGAAGTTAAGAGGAGTCACGATACTGGCAGACAGGTACGTGGCTGCGGGAATGGTGCCGTCTTGCGTTATCTGCGATGAGCAGAGGAACGGGAGCATTGCCCAGTCGCCCACGTCGCTATAACCTATCTCAACACGGATGCTCACTGCCGTTGCAGCACCCATCTTTGCGGCTGTGGTGACCAATTTGTAATTGCCGTTCCTACGCCACATCAGTATTCCGAGGTAATACTCCGTCAGTGACACCCCATCGATGGTGAAATCTTTCAGGAAGAGGTTGAGCTCTGTGTCACTCGGAGCTTCATAGTCTATCTGCATGATGGTCGCCTGTCCTGTGCGCTCCACCCATACCGTGCCGCCCTCCTCGACACCACAAGTGCCAACGGCGGGGATAGCGTCTTTCCAATAGCGAGCAAAATCCTGAAGGCGGAATGGTTGGCTCGCGACACCTGTCGGCTTTTGATAAACCCAAGATAAAAGCCCATTCTTCAGTTTATAAAGAAAACTGGTTGAGTTGTCAATACTTCCGGCAGAAGGGAACGTATCAATGGAGAACCCGCACTTGCCGTCGGAGGCTTGCCACCATGTGGCGGTAGAAAGCCATTTATTATTCGTAAAATCAAACTGAAGGTCCGTGGCTTTATAAGCATTCCTTACGGGCTTGTATTTCGCCCAGGGATTGATTTGGGCATCGGTGATGAGTGTGCCGAGATCGGGACTTGTCAGACCGAAAAACTTCTGTATGTCGTAGATGCTGACAGGAGCATTTATTTTGTCTTCTGAGTATGCCATAACTATTAATTTAATATTCCTAATTCTACACACTTCGAGGTGTCGAGGTACATTTCCGTGCCTCCGACATTAATCACTATATCATCGTCGAAATAAGCCTTATGACTGAACGTCACAGACTGCGAGAAGCCTGTGACACCATTCACGGTGAGCTTGTTGAGCGTCGTGTCGCCACTTACTCCGAGCTTCGAGAAACTGCCTTCCCCACCTGTTATCTTGGTGCCGACAGTCAGATAATTGAACGTCATCGCATTGATGCTGCTTGCACCGGCACTCATGCCGAGGGCCGACAATCCACCCGTGGCGTATAGTCCGGCAGGTGTACCGTCGCTCTTGATTATCTGCAGCGCATTATTGGTGCTGTCATAGACCACGCGGATGTTTCCTATCTGAAGATAACTGCCTGTGAAGCCTTCCCCTACGCAGAAAGCACTGGCAATGCTCGTGCCTCCGTCGTTCTTGCTCTGGAGCGACATCACACCGTAGCCGGTGGTGATAAACCGGGACGTGAAGTCGGCATTGCTGACGGCGTGGTGGAAATCGATGAATGGTGTAGAGAACGACAGCTCCATACACTTGGCATTCACAGAACCACCAACGATAGCGTCGTTGGTTACGTTGAGAGCTGAGAATGTCGGGGTGGTAGCGGAATCTGACGAACTGCCGACAGGGACATTGGCCCAGTAGAGTGTCGGGAGCTGGGAGAATGCGACAGTACCACCGATTTCTGAGAATGCATACGACGGTTTCGTTGCCGCCTTTGCCCATGCCGGTACTGTCGGATCGGTCTCTGCAGTGAGGTAGCCTTTGCCCTCCACCCATGATTCGGTAGCATAACCCGCCAGCGACTGGTGCTGCGTCAAGTATCCCTGCTGCTGCACCCACGATTCTGTGGCATAGCCTGCCAGTGACTGGTGCTGCGTCAGGTAGCCCTGCTGCTGCACCCATGATTCGGTAGCGTAGCCTGTGAGGTCGGGGATGACCGTACCATTGACCCATTTGCCGGATGTGCTGTCATATACGAGAGCCTGTCCGTTGGCAAGTGTGCCGAACTGCACGTCATCAAGTCCCGCGAGGGTAGAAGACCCTCCTCCCCCGCCACCTCCGCCGCTGCTGTTCTTCCCGAAGGCGGAGATATATCGGTTTGTCCAGAAACCAAACATCGCCTCAATGTCGGTGATGTCGGTATCCGTGTCATTGGGCAACACATCACCCGTGGCACTGTGAGCATTGAATAACTTGTTAAAGAATGCCACGGTCAGAAACTTCGCATCGGCATCGGTCTTGCTGTAGACATTCGCTGCGAGGGCATATCCCTTGCCCTCCACCCATGTCTCAGTGGCATAGCCTTTGCCAGTCACCCATGATTCGGTAGCATAACCTTGCTGCTGCACCCACGATTCTGTGGCATAGCCTGCCAGTGACTGGTGCTGCGTCAGGTAGCCCTGCTGCTGCACCCATACCTTAGTGGCATAGTCTGTGAGGTCGGGGATGACCGTACCATTGACCCATTTGCCAGATGCGCTGTCATATACGAGAGCCTGTCCGTTGGCAAGTGTGCCGAACTGCACGTCATCAAGTCCCGCGAGGGTAGAAGACCCTCCCCCGCCACCTCCGCCGCTGCTGTTCTTCCCGAAGGCGGAGATATATCGGTTTGTCCAGAAACCAAACATCGCCTCAATGTCGGTGATGTCGGTATCCGTGTCATTGGGCAACACATCAC